CTTTTTTATCTCTAACATCTTCAAAATATAATATGTGCGAACTTATTTATAAAGTTTTCCACCTTAATTACCTCCGTAAAATTGTTTAAAGTCTTTCAAACTGAACACTGCCTTATTCCCATACCATGGTATAACCCTCTTCAGGTTATTACATTTGAAATCATCACGATGGTCAAACTCGTACAATATCGGTAACAGTTGTTCTAACCGTTTATCAGTCAGGAAAGCTATCCAGACCATACTGAACGATTTCTTCCAATAGATGATATTATGTCCAACCTCATACTTATGTTTCATGATTTTATCCCTTAACCGTATCAAGTTGTACCATACCGTCTCAGAGATTGTTGTGTCAGCCAATTCACCAGCATAATTCCTCAGGTACCAATATTGTATCTCGATCGTGAACGGAATTAACTTATACTTCATCTTCTTCATCTCCCAACCATTAACACCTTTAACGTACTGTTTACTGGCAAAGGAGTAATTGTTGTTGACTGTTTGTTGTTCATGTTTCTTAATAATCTTGAACACTTTAACCCCTAACTGTTTAAGGTATAACCTCTTCGGCCTCCGTTTGAATGATTTCTCTTTAGTGATATCGAATGGTACTGCCTTCTCAATACCTCTTGTCTTGTATGCCTTTGACACTTTATCATTGTAACATCCTTTCTTAGTAGCAATATCTATCACCTCAATTCATTATATATTCCTAATGATTCTTTTAAAAGTTTATATTTTTTAAAAGTTAATAATATTATTTGAAACAATGATAATCTCTTATATATGAATCCATCAAACAATATCTCACGTTGACAACTTAAACAAAAGTCCCATTTCAAAAACATTAAAGTACCATAATGTTTAATTCTTTCATATCTCCAAACATTATCTGCCATTCGTATTCGTTTATGGTATGTATTCTTGCTTTTACAATGTGGACATATATCGTAAGGATATATTATCATATCTACAACATATAATATCTTATACCATTTACTAGAAAATATAACTCCTGGCGTTAATTTATATCTACCACTGTTATCATCATCTGGATCATACATTTGATTTAATTCTTTAACTGTGTATGGTCGTTTTTCTTTTACTGCTTTCTTCCAAAATCCTAACTTCTTTTCATTTGCCATTATCTATCACCTCAATGTTCTTGCGTTAATCTTACAATTAATTAATCTGTTATACGACCTATCATCAAACAATACATCCATCTCAAACTGTAACTTAGCCTCATAATAATTCATCTCAGACTTAGTTTTACATAATCTAACTATTTCTCTGGAAAAGTTCCAATCACCGAACAATTTAACATCATTAGTTAACTCTTCACAAGAACCATAATACGTCTGCCAGTCAGATTCCTTCTTAACCCATCTTCTTCTTTTCTTACCTTTCAATGGTTTCTTTTTCTCAATCTTCCAAAACTTCTTCTGACCAATGTAATATCTCTGATTAGATATGTTTGTTATGATATAAACGAACCCAGTATACTTGTCTATGTCTTTAATAACTCCTTCCCATATCATAGTTCATACTCCTCCTCTTATCTTACAATAACCATCATCACCTTTATGACAATAGCTATCCCAATAATACACACACCCATCACAGTCATTGTTCACTATCATCGTTAAAGTCACACTTAGGACAAATCTTCTTAGCGATAGTCTTAGCTTGGAACCGTTGCCTACACATGATACAATCCCTTAATATCTTAATCTTATCCACTGTGGGCCAGATTGATTTACTTCTATGCTTATTTCCCATCTTCTTCCTTCTCCTCTTCATCATCATCCAAAAGCCATTCATCTAACGGTTTATTCTTCATCTTATCCTTATACAAGTCATTCATTTAAATTACCTCTCTCGTATTAATGTCTTAAGGTTACCTGTTTTCCAATGTGGTGCATCTTCTAAAGCTATCATACATTTATCATTATACTTCTGCATATCACACCCGAACTCATCAATAACAGTCTCCCTTAACTGTTCCCTGGTTCGTCTCCTTAAATAAGCCAGTTTCCGTATAAACACATGCACATGGTACCCTCTGGATCCTGTACTGTATGACTTATATGGTAATCCAGTCTTATCCAGAGCAGTATATATCTGATCCAGTTTAAACCCATAATAATGGTTAGGAGGGAATATTGTATCTGCAAACTCATATTCAATGTCAAATATCAGTTCACATTTCATTATTGATCTATGGTTAACATGTTTAAGTAACCATAGGCCATCCTCAGTTGACCATAAGTCTATCACTTTACTATGTCGTGTCCAGATATGATCTCCTACCTTATTCTTGAACGATTTAGCCACCTTAATAGTGCTATCGTACTTGTTACAGATATACTGTAAATATGCTTGTTTATCTTTCATTTTAATTTTTCCTTAATATACTTTTTAACATCGTTCCAATATAATAATATAAATCTTAAAACATATAATATGCTTGATACAATCAACAAAATTAAACTTGCTTTGTAATGAAAATAATCTATCAAGATTACTTGAATTGTGTATGATATAACAAATATTAAAAAACCCACTTTATTATATTGAATAACTAAATCCCATATAGTCATTTTAGATCTTTATATATTGTGTATGATGATGCAGTGAAATTATCTATTGAACTAAGATAACCACATTCACCATTATCACAATAATGACTAAACTTATTCTCTTTCATTCGTTTTTTACAATAACCACAGATCATTTTCTAAACCTGGGATCATACGATTTAACATATTCTCCAGTATTAGTCATAAACTCATCTTCAAAAGATAAATTCAATTTTCTTAAAAATAATCTAAGTATATTTTGATTATATTTACTTAACTGTTCAATATTTTTAATCATTATTCTTTGTTTCATATTAACCACCACCTTATTATTATTACCACTAAATATATAACTATAAAACATAATATGTACTGGATTATTGGAATATATTTTAACAATCCTCTTGGATCTTTAGCAAATATATGTCCTTTCTTTTCAGTCATTTTAAATAACCACTTCTTTTTTACTCGTTATATACATTGATCTTACATTCCCTTAATAATTCACCGATTATAGTTTTATTGATATATAAATCGTATAACTTTGGGTGAGTCGAATGCATAATTTGAAATCTATTCATCCCTTTTTCTAAATGTACGCCAAACGGACATCCAACACAACCAGTTCTTTTATAACCTGTTGTTTCTAATTTTCTTGCTCTATGTAATTCTTCAAATCCCATAGAAGGAATAATTTCTCCATAAGCTTTACTCAAATCTAATTTATATTTTAAAGTATATTGCAAAATATCTTGTTCAGTCCAAAAAGATAAAGGTGTTGATCTAATAAATGAGCCTTCAAAAACATTACATCCTTCCTTGAGATATTTAAATTTCCTCTGATTAGATTCTTCAACCATTGTGCCTATAAATGGTTTTAATCCTGTTTCTTTCTCAAATTTTTTAAATGGTTTTTTTTTCAATTCATTACAACATTTATCTGAACATTTAAATTTTGAATCTACAAGCCATTGCCATTTTTTAGATATGCAAAATTGAGTTTTAGTACCATCTTCCATATATCCAGTCATCAAACGCTTAATAAGTTTTTTTGACTTCCCCCTTTGTACTTGATGTATGAAGTGAGCTTGTTGTTTTGTAGGAAATGGAATAAAACCATCTTTTAATAACTTAAAAAATGTTGTTTTTGGTTTTACAAATTCAATATTATCTATTCTTTTGAGTTGTTCTGTGTTCTCTGGGAAACCTACACCTGTCAGAACATGCATAGCTTTCACATCAGGATAGATACTTCTAACCAAATGTAATAAAACATTAGAATCTTTTCCATCTATTGCTACATATACTTGTCCATTTAACTTCTCATAAAAAGTTGTTATTCTCCTTAATGACATATTAATTTTAGCCTGTAAAGGAAGACTCTGTCTTTGTGCGAGTTGCCAATATTTTATATGTTCCATTTTCTCCCTCAGTTAATTTTCACTTCTTTTTTTACTTCTTGCATAAAAACTTGCAACTCCACTTGGATATATTTGATAACCAACAGTATAATCTTTTGGTGCGATTTCTCGCATTTTAATTAATGTATCCATAATTTCTATTTTTCTTTTATCATCCATATTCAATTACCTCTTCTTTGTTTTCTTTTGTCTTGATATACTATTTTGTATCTTAGTATGTATCAACTAAATTAATCATTTGATGATTGTTTATAACCAACTTTCATCCTCATCCTGTTCAATCTCATCTCCTTCCAGAGCCATCCAACCCCACACTATCCAATCAATCAACTTCAACACCAATAACTTTGAATTTAAGTGGTGTAAGGGCATGGTTTAAGCTCGCCATTAAAGACTTCTGGAATTTAATGAGTTCTGTTATGGATTTTACATTACTTCGCCTTAGACTGCTCTCTGCGTAATATTTTATTAACTGTTCTAATGTTGCAAAATAACCATCATAATCAATTTTATCATTTTTTCCTTTATATGCTAACATCCATTGTTCACTATCTCCAGTAATAAAATACTTTTCATCTAATTTAATTTTTAATCTATCTTTTTCTTTCATTTTATTTCCTCCTCCTCAACTGGTTCATGGTCAGTCTCATTGAATACCGAAACCATCTCCTTATAACTTATCACTGCCTGGTCAATCAATCCCACATACTTATCAAACTCTTTCTGATCTACACAATACATATCCAGTAACCATAGTATCTCATTATATACTGCCTGTTTCCTGTTATCAAGTTTCAAGATACTACGATTCATGTACCTCAGTTCGTAGTCACCAGTCTGTTTATATTCCTGTAACCATAACAAGGTTTTCATGAAATCTATGTAATACATCTTATTTTCTATTGCAACAGATTCAATATCGAAATCCCGTGTGAATGATTGCGTTAATTTACCATCCAACTTAAGCTTCAATAATCTATCATCTATCGCTTTATTGTTACTGAATATCATCTCGAAATAATCTTTCTCAGGATTCTTATAACAATTAATATTATTATATAAATATGTGATAGATTGTAAGATACAATCATAATTGTTCTGAGTCCGATGACTTTTCATGGCACCGTTAATGTATTCAGGTGACCCGTCGCCTAAACAAAGTGTAAACTCTTCCATGATTTCTTTAACTTCTTTCTTAGATTTATGTGCCTCGTCAAACACTATAACCCCTGTTGATGTTATCTTATTCAAGACACCAGGGATACTTCTCGGTTTAAAGACAGGCGTTTTACTCGTGATAGCGTTCAATACTCTGTATATCCCACTCTTCCCAAACCCTGGTTCAGTCGCAACACAGATGAACGTTCTTCCTGTGTAACTTACCAATGCTACCAGTTTCATGATGAACCATTGGTCAGGGTGTGTATTCTTGAACGGGACGAAATCATCTATCATCTGTCGTACCTCTAACCGTTGCTCAGGTTCAATCTTGAACGAACTTACACTGGTCGGGTTAAATACTACGTCCTCTTTATGTTTTAACTCTTCATACTCTTTAACTCGGATAGGTAACAGACCATAATCTTCTTCCTTAATCCACCATTTCTCTTTATCTTTCTGAGCGAAGTAACCCCTTAAACTATCAAACCCGTCAAACTCAATCTCTTTCAGGTTACCTGATGTTACATGATGAGGTTGGATGAGTGAGTTAAACATGGTAGTGTTATGATTATTTAATACATCCATATGATACCTTGCTATTTCTGGCTTTAATATTGCTGTCATCCTTTTATCAACTCTGGATTCTTATATATATCCCCTATAACTTCATATATATCAATTTCATTATCTAATGAATAAACTACTTCTTTATCAAATATATACCAACCATAAACTTGTTCACTATTTGTTCCTCCTCCAGTATTAAATTTACCAAATTTAACTATCATAGGTATTGGTTTTATTTCATCTTCTTCTTCAAAATGTAATAAAGTAATATCTCCTTCATAAATTTCTTTGTTGTTTTTATCTTTAAGTCCTGTGTATTCTCCAATTGTTTCTGAGATTACATCTATTCTTTGAAAACTAAATTCTCCTGGTTCAACTTCTCTTCTTTCATCAGTACAAATATAAAATTTATTATAATATCTTACTAAATAACCATAAACCCATTCTTTAGTATCTTCTCTTTGTGCTCTGAATTTAATTTCTCTTGTCATTCTTCTTCACCAGTATTATCTTGTTGGATATAGTTCCCACACACACCACATTCTATGCTATGTTTCCCTGTTAAAAACCCACAATGGTTACATTTAAACATGTTCCCTTTATTTAACCTAATCTCACTCCCTACCTGAATAGTGTTTCTTCTAATTTTCCTTCCTCTTACTCCCATACTAACTTCACCTACTATTTTTTATTAATAAACTTCTTCCTTTTCAATGACTGAATCTTTAACCTTCTTCTTAGCTTTAACTTTCTTCTTAGTCTTGAACACATCCTTCCTCTTACCTAACATGAACGGTGTACCTAAAGGCCATCTGTCACCGTTCGGATACACTCTCCATTTCTGTGCCCATGTTTCCTCAGTTATCCCACGAACATAACCTGGGTTAAGAGGTGATACAGGAGAAGAATGTTCTTGTTGTTGTTTAACATCACTATTACTTCCCCCAACATGTTTCTCTTCAACCACAATAGTCTTCTTCTCCTTAGTACTATCATCGTATGTACCTAAGATCTTATCCACTGCATCCTTTAACAACTGTTTCTCATCTGTCATTGCTATTAAACACCTGTTTTAGTTGTTTAACCTTGTCAACATTAATTACTCCTGTCTCAACTAACAGAGTTAACACGAAATGGTCAGCAGTATGTTTCTCCAGAGGTACTTCCCTGATATACCTAGCCTTGAACTCTTTAATGACTGTTTCTGTACCTTGCATATTTGGAGGTGATACTGTACCTTGTACCTGATTAATGCTTTGTGGAGCATTGACAGGGTTAATAGCGTTAGGTGGTGTAAAGGGTTGATTTAAGGCATTATTATTTTCAGAGGGGGTTAGTACCTGTTGTTGAATAACTCCTTGATTTGGTGCTGTCTGCGTAGTCTGTGATGCACTTGTAGTAGATTGCTGATACCCCATATTCTCTGTTTCTGTGCTTGGGTTAATCTTAACAGCTTTCTTACTTTTCCTTGCTTCGTTGTTAACTGTGAAATGATCTTCAACATACGTAACCCGATACACATTGTTAGCAATTAAAGATTTAATGTCTAACTTCGGATTATCAAACCATGTAAACCGTATTGGTTTAGTCATGTCACCATGATGTAACAATACATCATACGATTTCCATTCTTTACCTTTAGCTGATGTACCTTGACTTTTATCTTGTACTCCCATTAAATGCCCTACATAATTCTTAAATTCATCACTCATTCTCCTTTATCCTCCATTTTCTGTTTAATAGTTTTAACTTGTTCTAATGTACCTTTACATTTATTAAAAAATTGATCTTTTCTTTCCCACCAACAATCATTAAATTCTAAATCTAAATACATATAAGCAGTATGAAACAAATAATATCTTCTTAATGCATAAGTACCATCTTTAAATTCAACAATCTTCATCTTTAAATCACCTCTATGATTGGTTTGTTAGCGTCTGTTCTCGGTGTTTTCTTACTATCAAAACATTCCTGTGCCATAGCCTTAGCTTTACGTTCACTGACCTCTCTACCAGATACATCTATCCCGTTCTGTTCATCTTTAAAGTCCCTTAACAGCTTCAAGTACATCTTAACCGAGTTCCTAAGTTTAGATTTGAAAGCATTATCCCTGGGGATCGTTGTACCATCTTCATATTGCCTTAATACGAACGAGTTAGCCAGGTTAAATGCTTGACCTATCTCAATGTTCTGTTGGATGTTATTTTGTTTATTTATCATCTTATAATCCTCCTATTATATTTTATATTAAAAAATATAATAAAAAAAGTATTAATAAGAATACTCCTAAAAGTATTAATAAGAATACTCCTAAAAGTATTAATAAATCTGATGATTTATAATCAACATCAGATTTTTCTATAATATGACAAGATTTACATAAGTAATCTATATCATACAAACAACTTAAAATAATATCTTTCTCTTCAAATATCTTTGAACAACGTCTACATTCAATCCACATTTATATCACCTTGCCTCCATAGTTTAGTTGACTCTTTAATGGACATCGGAACAGTCTACACCTTGTACCATGTTGCCTGTTATACACATTAACTAAACCCTGTGCTTCCTTCTTACTTATCAAGACTTTCCGTTTCTTAACACTAACTGTACCATCCTTGTTAACTGATTGATCTATTAGTTCATGTTTACGTGGTAAAAACCTGAACACGTGATTGTTACCATCTAACACTGTATGATATTGTGTATTATAAGACATATGCCTACGTTTCCGTTTATCCTTAATACTCTGATCGAACGTTTTATCGTCTATTGTCATTCTATCTTAATCCTCCTCTTCATCTTCTTTACCATCACAATCGTCCATGTATCTACCACAACATTTACATCCTTGTCCTGAAGGATCACAATCCCTTAAATCGTATTCATCGTTAAACATTATCATCACCTTTAATTAGTTCTCTTTTAAATTAACATTTACTATTTAATCTTATTCAAGATATCTTTCTCTTCCCTGGTTATCAAACCCTGTTTAAAGTATGTATCACCACGAGCCTTAATAATACTCTTGGGTGTATTCATAGTTTCAATCCATGTCACCTAACATGCTTTCATCCATCTTTGGATAGCTCTTAAAAAAAGCTATTATGTCTTTAATACCTATTTCCTTTGTTTTCATTCTTTATCACCTTTATTGTTTGCCTTAATAGGCTTATCTTTGTTGAAATAAGATTCTCCTCTCGCCTTAATAACTGATTTCTTAGTCTCACTTGCTCCAGTCCAACTCATTCTAATAACCCTAATTCTTTTAATATATATTCTTGCATGTTTATTAAATATTGATCATTAGGACATTCTACACCTAACACAGCCGTATATATTGCTTCTTTGATTTTTTTATTATCTCTGGTAAATTCTTCAACATCTTTTCTTTTAATAAATTTACCAGAATTATCACCTTTTAATGTTTTCCTTTGTCCTAAAATTTCTTTTGTTTTACATTCAATTTCTAAACTAATATCCCATGTATGACCATTCAAACTTGGAAATTGTTCCTTAAATTTCATTCGCTATCACCTTTGTTTGTGCTTATTGACTTCATTCGTTGCCAAAACTTAACCTCGATATCACTCATTAATGCCTTATCACTATCATTTAATAATACATCAATCCTCTTTGTTTGTTCCATTATTATCACCTTTATTTGTTTTCTTGAAAATAACACTCTTTACAGTATTCATTAAACTTATCAGATTCAAGATCAATAAAATCATTAATAAGAGATTCTTTATTGTCCTCTATCCAAACATACATACATTCCTCTCTTTGTTCCTGCATCTCTTCTCGTATGATCTCGTCTTTATGGTCTTGTTCTAAAGTAATTTTTAATCCTCCTCCATGTTTTTATATGAACTGCACCCGTTATCCGTAATTTTAGGGTAATAATTTTGTTTAATGCATAATCCGTCTATGTTATCAATCCAATAACAATTTTTACATTTCTTTAATAACATCTTAATTCCTCTGTGTAATCATCTAAATATTCAAAACTACCATAATGTAACGTTTTCTTACATCGTTTACAGTAATAATAAGGTACATCTTTTAATATTCCTATGGGTTCAACACCTTTAAATGTGACAAATAAACCACATTTTATACATCTTGCTTTAGGTATTGTCATTTTATAATACACCATAAAACCATTCAAACCAATAATCATGGTTTTGTTTTGCAGTTAACCGTATGATGTTATCTTTCTCTAAACTTATTAAAGTTCTCCAGTTACATTTAAAGGCATAACTATTATTACTATCAACAACAAAACTATATTGAGTTTCTTTATTTAAATTATCTCTCATGACATATATAGTTTGTACTTTGTTTGTTTTAATGTATTGTTTAACTTGTTCTTTATTCATAATATAGCACCTTTTTAGTTAATGTTCCATTCTTAATATTATATCTAAATAAATATACTGTTTTATCTTTTGTGGCTGTTGTGGTTATTTCATGGGGGATATCCCTTTCGTTTAACTCAAAACAAGTTGAAATATCAGTATAACCTAACTGTTTAAACTTCTGGAAGTTTTTAGTTTGTAAATTGTTTATATCAATCATTTTAAATCACCCCATTAAATTTAAGTTTCATGAGATTACTATAATGTCCTGTTATGTATAGATGTAAGCCAAGGGGTAAATCTAAATCCTTTATGACTTGTTCAATCTCTGGATCTTGTAACCCATTATTACGTAATTGTTGTAAACGTTGAACTATCTCTACAACCTCAGGTTTAATGTTCTTATACTTCTGATATAATTCTATTGCATTCATTTTGTATCACCTTGTTTTATATTATTATTTACCTAAAAAAATGCTTTTGTTGTCTACATTTAAAAAAGTATATGTATTCCAAAAGTTATTATTTAATTGTTGTTCTGTTAAATAATTATCTCTCTTTTCTTTAGTGTTAAATAAATAATCTTTCCCATTATCCATATTTTTAATACCATATTTATTCATGTTTATCACCTTCATTAACTAAATCAAAATGTAAATCTTCAAATAACTTTAAACAATTATACAATTCAGAATAAGTAAATACTATCCTACCGTATAATTTTCCATTTTCCATTATTTGTATCCTATTCTTATTATCAGAAACTGATAAATCAAAGTTTCGTGTATATCGTTTATTTAAATTCGATAACATATTTATACATATTTCTTTATATTTCATTTTGTATCACCTACATTAGTTGTTATTAAATCCATAACCTAAACCATAAAAAAGAAAAATAAAAAGAGGTTAAGGCTGATCTCCTACAAGCAAATCTTACCTTATTAGTTACTGCAATGTTCATTCTTTAAACCTCTGCTTAAGACATAAAGGTGTCATATTCATTAGTTGATAACCTTCACGTATCCTAAACATACCCATTAGCTTGGATATTAATGATCTCTTACCATAAGTTCTTATTGTCATCTTATAACACCTCTTTTATCGTATCTACTTCCTTAACTACTGTTTTAATCCTCCTCAATGAAATCTATTAATTCTTGTAATGATTCAATAGGATTACAAGATTTACAGTAATAATAAGGTACATCTTTCTCTATTAATTCAATGTCTACACCATCTTCTAATAATTGATTCGTTCTATTTACATTAACTGATCCATCACAAACATACCAACCATCATAAACGTATAATATACTCTTTTGATGTTCACTACCATATAAACAATTAATTTCTTTTTCTTCTTTCATTTTGTATCACCTTTGCTTTCTTTGATTATTCACTCCAAATCTAAGGATATTGTTCATACACTCCTCAGAACAATAAGCAATTTGTAAATCTGTTTCCCTTTCAAAAGGAAGTTTCTTACCACAATTATCACATTTACTCATTTGTACCACCTGGCTGTTTTATATAATGTAATGCACAAACAAAACGATCCAATCCTTTGATGTTCATTGTAAACCTTCCTGCAGGAGATAACTCCATTCTGCAGATGTGACATATAATCTTATGTTGGTTGTTTACCATAGGATAAGTATAGTAGTACTACTATATAAACCTTTCGGTTGCTTATATATAACTCTATATACATACCATATACTCCTACTACAGACCCCCTACTAACATTACACAATGCATAGTCTTATAAAGTACTATCCTTAGAACGTAACTCCTGAGAAATAACAACTTACTAATAGAAGATTATCTATGCTATTACTCTATTACTACGTCATCATTCCTCAGTAAAAACTTCAGAATGATATGATGATATAAGACATCATCATACAAAGTATGATGTATATACTAATATACTACTTTGTATCGTTCTAATGTAAACATAATAAGGTTTTATACTTGTTGTGTACTACGATTGTATGAGTATACGTTAGTATATGAATACTGAGGAGTACAAGACTATATAACATCATACTATAGTAAAGCAATAGCTAACAAGCTATTGATGTGTTCGTTATGTCATTCGCTACGCTCATTCCTAACTCACACATGCTGTTGGTAGAAAATAATCACTAAGGCTAAGTGACAACAACACCAACGTTACTATGGGGTAGGGGTGATAACTAATAAAGCTGTTGTTGTGAGTCACTGTACTTAGGAATTATATATTATTTTTGAAGAAGTAATGTATGTGATGTATTATATAGTTTAGTGTTCATAGTTAAAGTATAGGTGTTATGTGTTGCTTTGTTTTTTTATGTTACGAGATATAGGTTTTAAAAAAGGAGTAAGAATTCGTATCCAGGAACGTCATAAACATCATTACGTGAGCCATCGCCTGGTACAAGCCTGAATTAGCTGTCTCTCACGTTCAATCTCTGTTTCTAAGCTTAGATTGCGATAAAAGCAAACGATACGACTAATACCGCAATACCTTTAGTAATATGATGTTAATTTAAATATTTTTCTAAAAAACCCAATAAAATAAAGGAAAGATATATATAGTAGTTATACTATACTTTCATTTATGTTAACTAAAGAAGATAAGATATTAATAAAGGATGTATTACTTAAATCTGTTAATAATTATGATGTTTATAAGAAGGCTTTAGCTGAGTTAGACATTGAAGAGATAGATAATAAGGATCGTGTTGAATTATGCATCCCATTGAAAGAAATAGATGATGGATTAGGTCCTGATAGGAAGTTTACTAAAGACGAATTAGGTAAATATAAAAAATGACTAAAGAAAAAGAATTAAAGACATTAAAGGATTTAAGATATAGTTCACATTGCCCAAGTTGTCGTATTATAACTATAAGTCCAGAAGAATTACGTAATGAGGCTATTAAGTGGTTCAAAGAATATAAAGAAGAATCTAAAAAAAGTACAGACCAATTTCAAAGTATGGATTGGGATTCTAAAGCAGAATTTATTAGGATATTTTTCAATGTAACAGATAAAGAAATAGGGGATTTAAAATGAATGAAATAATGCTTTATGGTAAATCAGGAGATGATACAAATAAAGAGATTAAAGGTAAAAGTCCAGTAGAAACATGTTATAAAGAATTACTTGTTTTAATTCAGCTTGAAAAACATATTAAAAATTATTTAAAGAATATAGAGGTTAAATAGAATGAAGTATATTAATAAACCGTTAGACGATGATGTTCATGCGTTCATTAAGAAGGCTAAGGATAGTGTGATTGATAAGGATGGTAAAGTGGGTATGACTTGGGTAGATTGGTGGTTATCGTGTGCAGAACGTGACTTGGGTGAAAAATATGACAAAGATAAAATTTGAATCATTTATTAGGTTAGAAGATGTTTGGGAATTGATAATATTTCCTTATGAAGATTTTAATGATATGAATTTACTTTTTGCACCAATATTAGGTGTTTTTATGGGTTTGTTTTTAGTTTTAGCTTTAATTTTCCTAAGTCCATTAGGTATTCTTATCTGGTTAATATTATCAATAAGGTATGAAAGATGACAGCGAAGAATGAAGAAGATTCATACGAAATCATGTTAGATGACATGTACAGTGAGGATAACGCTAAAGCTCATGCTGAACTTAAGATACGTGGTGAGTTACCTAAACCTGTTGACATTGTTGACCAGTTCATGTATTACCTTACCCATAAACGTACATATCCTCAGATATCCTCATTATTAACAGAATACGACATAACGCAGATTGAACATTTACCGCAAGGGATTCATATCCACGGTTGTTTGAAATGTGCTTGGAAACAGTCAATTAAATGTCCATTCGCATATAAACGTAAGAATACAATGCCCTTTGGCGGTATATGTAAGAAGAGGAAAGTATGGTTATGTTACGTTGGTGGTTACTGGCCAGAGAAACCTCGGATAGCGCAATGGACAGAACGGTTTTTAAAAAACAAACTTATCTTGGAAGCTGACTCAGACCTCACTAAACTGGAACTATTGAATGAGAAAGTGAGAGTGATTGAAAGTGACAGAGAATCGACTAAAGAGGATAAACAAGAGATACGGAGACATAGGTCCGAGGCTAAGACTGAATGGTTAGAAGTCATGAAATTGTTGTTACCGAGCGAGAGTAGGCAAGTTGAGAGGGAGATGCCTAAGAAGATTGAGATTGAAACTAAGAAAGTGATAGATTTGGGTTCGATACATCAGATCATGCGTGAAGGTCGGAAAGCTAAGGAAGAGATAATAGATGCTAAGTTTACTAAGAAAGAAGAAAATGAAAATTGAAGAATTAGATATAACGGAGGATGAGAGAATGTTTAGATGTAAGATATGTGGAATTAAAGGATTAATGTTGGATTTGAATTATCATTTCAAGAAAGTTAACCCACAACATCCAGAGGTAAAACCTGATGACTGGGAACAGCATGTTGAACTGATTGATGATAACACTGGTGAACCTGTCAAGGAATCACGTAGTGTTAAAGAGGCTAAACTTGATCCTGCAGCCGAAGAGTTAATAATTAAAGATGAGAAACCAATTGATGATAAAAAACCTACAACAGAATCAATCAAGAAAGATATGGATAAACAAATCAAAGATAAAGATAAATAAATGGGTGAGATAGGATTAAACATGAGTTAGATTATAATAATGAGATAACCAGGTCAGACCTTGACTTAGAAATGTATGATAATAAGTTTAAGACTGTTAACGAGTATTATACCATTGATAAACCTGATAAAGTTCAACAATACGAGATATTATCAGATCCAACCACGTTCGGGTACATGCATCTGACTGACGGTGAAAACACTGCCTTAAAACTATATTCTTATCAAGATTTAATAATAAACGATAGACATCGGTTCATATACTTCCGAGCAGCGAACCAGATTGGGAAATCGTTCTTATTCAATGTTAAAGCTGTACATAACCTTATCTTGGACCATGGTCATAGTCATAACGAAGCTATAGTATCGAAATCATTACCACAGTCAATCCATCAGATGCGTAGGATAAAAGGGATGTTAAACTCTATGCGTGACATTGACTGGAAAGCTAGTAAAGGTGGCAGTGATAGTATGTCGGTTGTTACTGTTGACATTAAAGATGACCAAGGGAAAGTTAAATATACGAACCTCTTAATCTGTGCTCCGTGCACTGAAGGTCTTCTGGGGTATGATTTACATGAACTTAACCTGGACGAGTTTGAGTTTTGGGAAGTGGACCTTAAATATTTCTTTAACCAGATTGCTCAACCGAGGACATATAAGACGAAAGGTCGGATATTTATCATGAGTAACCCGAATGGTCAAGATAACTTCGGTTCAGCCCTGGAGAAACAAGTTACACCGAAAGGCGACAAGAAATGGCATTTATATGTATACAATTATTTAGACTGTCCAGGGAACACTCAGGACGAATATGATCAATTAAAGGGTGAACTTAGTAGGCAAGAGTTTGAATCCACTGTTGACGCTAAGAGATCTATATCGGACAGGAACTATTTCTCACCTGACGAGATTGACCGTAGTAAAGATACTAAATTACGAGAGATAGATATGATTGGAAAACAACCGTTCGCATTTTTAGATGTAGGTGCAAAACATGATAGGTCTGTGTTTGGTTGTGGTTTTATTGAACCTGATAAAGATAATCCACAATTTGTACATTTATATCTTCCGATTATTCATGTATACCCTGAAGGTTATCCATTGACAAGGGTTGTTGGTGTAGAAAATATTGATGATTCTGACGGTTGGCACCATGAGAAGTCTGTTAAAGAACATTTAGGGGAATGGTCAAAGAATGGTATATATCCTGTGTTTGGGTATGATATAACAGGCAATGAAGGGATGCGAGCATTATTTGAATCTGTTGGAATTGTTAATGCTATTGATGTAGTGTTCAGTGGTCCGTCTAAGTCAGGTTATTATCAAAGATATAAATATTTCATGGAGAAAGGACTATTACATCGTATACCACATGAACAATGGGAGAAAGAGGCAGGAACATTGGTAGTTACTAAAGGTATTAGAGGTTATTTACTTATTAACGCTGCGAGTGCTGTCAGTGTGGCAGGGAAATCCATGGATGCTAAATTAAAGAAGATACCTGATGATTGTATGGATATGACTGCAGGCTTTATACAACTTGCGGATCCTAAGGATACTATCATTCCTACATTAAAACTATTTTGAGGTTAATGAAATGAAACATGTAAATATAGTGATTGATAAGAAAGTACGGAACGAAACGTTAGCCAAAGAAACCCCGTTCATTACTAACCCTGTTTGTAGTAGGTGTAGTTTATGTTGTTTTTATGAAGAACCTTTGACAGGTCGACTTAAGAAATGTAAACACTTGATACTTAGTAAGATGACTGGTAAATCTATCTGCAGAGTATGGAAACGAAGAAATAACCTTTTAAGGAACGGTCATGCCATGGCCATTGATAAATACTGTGATCCAGTCGATACACGTATTAAGACTGTGATATGTTTCAATCGTAGGGATAGTCCATATGATTACCCTAAGTGTCAGTTTAACACTGGTAAACCTATGGCACCATGGTTAAAAGAGAAGTTCGGTGAAAAGGAGGAAGTAGATGATAAGAAATGAAGATAATTGAACAATATTGGTTAGCAATAGGAATTGTAATTGGACTTTTATTATGTTTAACTATAATGAGTATAATACCTAACGATTCAAGCCATGATCGTATTGATCGTGCAGAATATCTCTTGGAGAATAGTAATTTAATACTTAATAACCCATATATGATTATTGATGGTAATGATAGTTTTTATGAACTGAAAGCGTTATATTATGACATGAACGAATATAGTCCACATACAAAACGATTTGCCATGGAAACAATAGATTATATATGTGATGGTATAGTTCAACAAAACTTGTTAACACGAAGTTTAAGTATGGATAACCAAGATGAAAAAAACAATTAATCCGTTCAATGTTACATATCCAGACCAGATTAAAACATGGAAAGGGCAGTTAGGGTACCAGTACCAGAAACAGATGTATTACCTTGATATAGGTCGTGGCCAGGTTATTGGGAAGTTTACACAACTGTTTCCAGATGTAGGTTGGTTCATGGCAGGTTTAATATGGGTTAACACTGAATATGATCTGGGCCTGAATATTACGGGTCGGTTAATCTTAACAATAATGTCGGTAACGTTATTCGGCACATGGTACGTGGGGTTTTTGTATGCACTCATTAACATGGATAAAGTTAAAAACATTGTACATAAAGAACGTGATCCGTATATTTCCGAGATACATGATGAAATAGTTAAGAGGAAGAAATGAAACAAACAAACAAAAATAAGGAACTGAATTTGAATTATAAAGAGATGATATTTAGTATGAAGAACTTAGAAACTGGTAATGTACGTAGTATTAAAAAGAATCTAAGAATGAACATATTTCAACCTACCTCAGTCACAAAAGAGACGAGGTTACGGACAGTTTTATTATGGTTCTTAAAAATGACTGAACCGTGTCAAAATCGGTATCAACGGATGCATAAGATCTTTAAACCGTATTTAGCGTATCCTTTATTAAAACTTGTTAAATGGGTGATAGGAAAGAAACATATGATTAAAAATGAAGATATATTAAAAAACTGGTACAATAATTATATTCGTATTCATCATCATTGTGCACATGAAGCAGTGGACGGTATTTGGGAACGAATCATATTACATAAATTTAAACCTAAAGAAAGAAATAAAAGATTAAAAAGTGTTAAAGAACGGTTACCATCAAGTTACATGTTTAGGAAATTTTTCATGGATTTATGGACAACGGAGATGTTAGAAGATACTGCAGATAGACAATGGTGTAATGAGTATGTATTACGGTTGACACATGAAGTTATGATGTTACACGGGTTAACTGTGGAAGAACGTGAGAAGGTACCGTTACCAGACGTATATCCAGCATTTACAAGTAAAACAGCGTTTCAACCTAATTTCTTTATTGAGAATGGGTTACGAGCAGTATGGAAAAGTCCAGTTGAACGTAAGAAAGCATTGAAGGAGGAAAAGAAGAAACAGAAAGAAAATGGTAAAAACAAAACAAAGAAAAGTTAAAGATGCAATTAAGACAGGGAAAGCTACCAAGATTGAGAAAGCTGGCGGAGTGATTAACCAGTTTGATGAAGCTAGTGCTGGGGCAGGTGCAGTACAGTATGATGAGAACGAAACTCAAACTCTTATAACAGGGAAAATGGTTGAACGTATCCAGGCCCAGTTTAAATTGAGAGAACTGTTCCTTGACACACAATACTATTACCAAGAATTATTCCATTTGGAACAGATTTATAAAAATTATGAAAATAATAAAGATGTTTCAAAAGAATATATAGAGATTCCAAAATGGATGGGGATACAAATGCCTAAAAGTATAGTTGCGTGTGAGTTTCAGAATAAACAGCATAGGTATAAAGGTGGAATAACAAGTATGCAAGCTGTCATTGGTAGATTGAAAGGTGTAGGGTTTACATCGGAGGATATTAAAAATGTTAAACAAGGAACGATTATCAAGGATCATAAACAGATGGAAGATATGGAAACAAGATACGAAGATAAGAGTAAAAAATCGGATAAGGGATAACTTTATAAACCAGAAGATACATACATTAATAGCAGACATAAGAAATATTCATACAAGACTATTAACAACGACAGAAGATGAAGTTCAAATTAAATGGACTAAAACTACAAAGAACCCTTACCAGATGTTTTTCGCTTGGTTGCTTGAATACATTGGTGTGATGGGTATAAGTATAACAATCGTTATGATGATCGTGTTCAAACAACATTACGGATGGAACGTACCGTTGATGCCTATAGGATATGGGTTACTGGTTTGGATCATACTATTACTCATTAAAAAGATTAAAGAAAGTATAACCGAGTGAGAAAGATGCCAACACAATTTACACAGATATTTACAACGCTTAACATGAAACCAGAATCGGTTATACAGAAACATTTACCGATGATTAATTCTTTAACAACATCCGCTTCAACATACTTACATCAAGTGTCTCAGTTAAACCGTAAGAAGGCATTAATGAAATGGTATAAAGGTATACCAGAACTTACAGCTTTTGTTAACAAGGTTGCCAGGGACACAGTTTCTCAGTATTACTTTGAACCTGTTAAAGATACGTCTTCAGGCCGTAACAAGGTACAGAAAGCTAACAAGTTTGCTCAGGAAGTGTTATTACGTAGTCAGATGAAGAGTGAGATGGTGGATGAACTTGTAACAGGGGAAGCGTTCGGTTGGATCGGAAAACTTACAAATGAACAAGTATCGAAAGAAGTATCAGCCATAGTTAACAAAGATTCTATGTTTGAATCTAAGGAAGAAGTTAAAGAGAAATATGATAGAGTCATGGCTGAGTTAAAGGCTGAAGAAGGGTTAGCTGATATTGATAAGATTGATGAAGATCTCCTTAGACCAAGGAAATATAGACACCTGGCCAGTAGTACAGTTGAAGTTATCCATGATCGGTATGATATTCTAAAATATATTCAAGATATTGGTGGTAGGAAAGAAGTGTTTCAACCTAAAGAAACCATCAGATACGTCTTACAACATGTTGACGGTAGACCGAACGGTTATAGTAGTGTTGAATCTGTCGTGGTACAGTTAGAATTGTTACGGTTCATGTGGCAAAATATGATTGCTGTGCATAAGAATGGCGGTTCACCTGATAAACTGTTTATACTTGAAGATATGAAAAATATTAACGATCCATCATATAGACGGATTGAACAACAGTTAGAGAAATATAAACTGGTTGAAAATAAACATGGGAACATGTTATTCACTGGGAAAGTTACAGTAGAAGATTTAAACGATATTGATGAGATGCAGTTTAAAGAGTTAGGTCTTTATATAACTGGCCTTATTGCTATGCAATGGGGTATAAGTCGTAGTTCGATACCATACATTGTTGGTGGTACGAATACTAAGAATGATGTAGGCGGTGATGCTGAATCTAATTATTGGGAATGTGTACGGGATTTCCAGTTAACTAAGGCAGAAGTAATGAACACTCAGTTATGGATACCGCATTTCGGTGTAAAGATTGTGTTCAAGAATCCTCATGTACAGTTTAATGTGAGAGACGCAACAGCGAAACAGTTAGAATATACTAACATATCTACTATGGATACTATTCTTGCACCTAGTGATAAACAACTTAACCTTTTAACACGGATGAAGATGTTAGGTATAAACGAGAAAAACATTGAAAAGAAACGTGAAGATCCTATGCTGATGGCAGAAGGTGCTGTACCAGGTTCACCAGGCACCCAGAATCAACCTAAACCTACAGGTAGTACTGCCAGTCAACAGAATATAAGTGCTGCTAAACGTACTGAGCAGGCACAGACAGCAGCCAGTAGGGGTACATCCTCAGGCACAGGTAAAGAATGGGACACAGATGCAGAAGCAGAGTTAAAAGAAACTATAGGTAGTGATGAAGAGGTTGTTAAGTTTCCAGTGTTTGTTAAACTATATTTAGAAGATAAAGCGTATCAACCAGGGAAACCACCAAGAATCTTTAAACGTACTAATGATAATATTACATCATTCAAATTTAAAAGTTCAGACTTCGTTTATAAGACAATAATCAAGAACGATGAACTAATTAATAACCGAGTACTGCTTATGAATTTAGGTGCAGACATATACGAGTTATGAGGTAAAATAAAGAATGACAGCCGTCCCATGGATTCAAGGTGGAAACAACGCTATTGAGAAATTACAGCAAGTGTATAATACTCAGACCTCTCTTACAACATTATACGATTTTGATAGTACAAATGCACCAGTGTATATTGGTGAAGCTATCCCTGGTACAGCTACAAGTGCTGCAGGATGGCGTATTCAAAAACGAGGATATACAAGTGGTAGATTAACAAGTATTAAATGGGCAACAGGAGATGGAAAATTTAACCAAATATGGAATAATAGGGCTAGTTTTAATTATAGCTAGTGTTATGATTACAGTAGGACAGAATATAGATTATTCGTACCCTAACGATGCATGGATAGATAGAGTTATAAGTTCTAACCAGACAGGAACAGAGTTCATATTTACTAATATTACTGTTGATAATTTGAATGGTGGTGCAGTATTAAATAAAACATATGCTGATGCATCATACCTTTTCATTAATACATCTAATGATCCATTAACAGGCAACCTTGACATGGGTAATAATGACCTTTTAAATGTAAATCAAACAAAGACAGTCAGAGTTAGATTTTTAAGTGGAGATAATTCAAGTTATATTAAGATTAATGATGGTGAATGGATAGGTGTAGACGAATCTATGATCTTCGGAAATAATCTTGCAACACCTGGTTTAGGACAAATAGTAGCATTATTTTATACCCAAGAAAACACTACAAATTTATGGTTACAATCAGGGAAGAATAATAGTTATAGTGCAGTTGGAAACAGTTTTGGTGTTATTCCAAATACTGCTGGGATAAATTATTTCAGTGAAGGTGGAAAAATTAATATGAGTTCTCTCAGTAGTTATATAAATTATTGTACATATTTACAAGATAACTTAAGTCTTGTTCCAGACGGTTGTCAATATTTTGCTGATACAAGCGGTAGAATGGTTCCGTTATTGTTTGGTGGAGATTTAGAGGTACATAGGTCTGCAGCTATCCACGAACTACTTACACTTTTCACAGGTATATTATCAATGGGTACAGCAGATTTCATTATGGAAGGTAATCATTTTGAAGTTATAAATGGTAGTATACATCAACTTAATCCAGTAACATATGAAACGGGGTTTGTTAAAGATGATAAAGTAACATTATTAAATGCAATATTCCCTGGTGCATTAACTCCGTTTGCTAATGAAGTAAACCCTAGTGCAGATTGGTCAGTTACAAGTAGTATTTATTGTGATGATGGTACTTGCGGTGTGGCATCAAGTTCACTTGGTATAAACGACGCATATATTAATATGTCAACAAGTTTCAGTACACTTAATTTTAATGAGACATATTTAACTTTCGTATTTAGTAATAAGAATTTGAAAGATGCTGATGAAGAAATCATCGCCGAGATTAATAATGGTTCTGGTTGGGTTCAAATATTTAGTAATAATACTAAAGAAGTAGTATTGGCAACAGAAAATGTAAGTATTGGTTCTGGTTATTGGAATCAGTCTAATATAGATTTACGGTTTGTTTGTAGAAGTGGGAAAGATAATCGGTTATGTTATGTTGACACAGTTAAAGTTATTGGGTTTGCAACAGCTACAACACTTGCTAATCAGTCTGGGTTCGATAGTAATTATTGTACAAGTGATGGTTCATTAGATGTTAACAATCAATGTAATACAGGAATAGTGTATGACGCAGAATCAGACACACATTTAACTAAAGGTACATGGAACATTACAGGTACAGTTGTTGGTGGTGTGACTGGTTCAGGCACAGCTAATACTATATCAAAATGGTCAGGAACAAGTAGTCAAACAAACTCTAACATATTAGATGATGGTACAACTGTTAAAATAAATTCAAATGTAAATCATACCACATACTCATCATATTATGGTGATAGTAGACTTTATAATAATGGTACACATTTCATAATAGACTAAAAGAAAATGCAAAATGGTAACAACACGTACAACTGTAATATGTATCTCGATGATACTATTGTTCATTCTTATGGTAGGTTGTAGTTGTACCCCTATAGAACCAGACTTAGATCCAGACAATTCCAGTACAGGTGCAGACATACTTAATCCATTAATACTTACTAAAGATGTAGTGTTTACTTCAAAGAATACGTATGATGTTTCTGGATTAAATTTTAGATGTAAACAAACCACAAAAACATATAATAGAACAAGTATGGGTAAAGTTAATACCATGATATGTTATGACGTGTATACAGTTGTAAAGTGTGATGAACGGGATGCAATATTAAATGTTACCACTAAAGAATGTTATATCATGAAAGAAGAGTGTGGTGAGTTTGAAACACTTAAACCTGTGATAGAACAGTATAACATTTCAACATGTGTTAAAGATACTAAAGAGATCTTGTATCATGATACAATCTTAAAGTATGGTCAAAAGAATATTGAATGTTCAATGTTAAATAAAGATACAATAATATGTGATGATATGAGAGGTAAAGATGGGAATGGAGATGGTATTTGTCAATCAGGAGAAACGTGTCATACTTATAAAATAGAAGAAAATAATATCCAACTTGATAAAATTAAGAATGGTAACGTGGTATTAGCAAAATGAATAAAATAATGGTATTATGTTTATGTATTTTCTTATTCATTCCTATTGTATTTTCTGATACTTGCGATACAACATATTTAGATGATAATACTATAGTACATTATTCGTTTGAAGAAACATCTAAACCGTATATAGATGATACAGAAACAATTAATTTAACCCTTGGTACGGATCCAGAGAGAATAGATGTAAGTGGTAGTTTAAATTATACTTATGGACAGAATTTTACAGGGTCAGACGAATCATACAGCACAGCTAACACATTATTAAAATATGATGTATTTAGTTTTTGTTATTGGTATAGAGCTGATGATATAACTGGTTCAAATATGGGTTTAGCAAGTTATCAAACAACACAGTATGGGCCTGGTTGGCGAATTAATATGCATAAAAATGACGGATCTATTGTATTTGATGTTTATGATGGTTCTGCCAATAGAGATGGAAGTTATAATACTGTTGGTTCTATATCTGAAGATGTTTGGTATCATGCCTGTAATGTTTGGGATGGTGATGATGGTTTTACATATATTAAAGGATCTTCAAGTATACATTATGGCGATGCTCATGATACAATAGCTTATGCTGCAACTCAAGGGTTATATGTTGGTAACACTGAGGCATTTTTTAGTACAGCAGATTGGTCAGTGGCAGGTTGGGTTTATTTTGATGTAGCTTTAAATGAAACATGTAGAAGTTATGTACGAAGTAATACTTACCCTTACAGTGATGTGGTACCACCAGTTATATCTAACATTAATTGTACTTCATGTGACGCAAATAATATAACCGCAGATAGAACACCAACGTTCACGCTTGATACAGATGAAAGTTCTAACTGTGGCATATCAAGTCAAAATAGTAGTTACACTAACTGTACAACGACAGGAGTACTTAATCATACTTGTACTATCCCTGTTGTAGATCAACTTGATTATGGTATTGTTAATGTGTTTTTTAATTGTACTGACGGTTCAAGTAATAGTAGAACAACAAGTGTAGAGATTGAAGTTCTATTAATCAATCTAACTTTCGTATCACCAACACCAGCTAACAATTCAGTAATATATGTAAATACAACCGAAATAAAGATTAATATTACAAATGCTACCACATTAGAACAATTCATTTTTAACTGGAATGGAACAAACGAAACACAAGTTAAGGATATAGAATTTAATTTTACTGAAGAAAGTTTAACAGCATTAAGTTTTTATAATGGAACAGATTTAATTGAATTATATAATGAAAGTTTATTAGTGTCATATAATTTTGACAATATTTCTAACTTAGGTGAAAGTGATTCTACTGTTGTTGATGTATCTGGAAATATGAACGCAACAGTGATAGGTGCATCTTTTACAACTTCTGGAAGATATAATGGTGCTTATAGTTATGACGGAACAGATGATTATATGAGTGCAGCACAGACAGATTTAGATTTTAAAGTTGGACAAGAATGGACAATATCAACATGGGTTTATCGTAAAGATGATATAAGTAGTGGAGTGTTAGCTATATGGGGACCAATCGGTGTTGTGGATAGAAATTGGTTATTACATTATGATGGCACAGAGTATGTACTTGGAATAAGAGGTGATGCAAATGCTCCTATGGGTAGTACACCATTAAATGAATGGCATCATTTATTATCAAGTTATAATGGTACACATTTACATACTTATGTTAATGCTGTTTTTAATTCATCAACAGCTACAACTGTAAATGGTTTAGGTGCTAATGAACCTTTAGAGATTGGAAGAAGGGGTGGGAGTAATATTTATGCATTTAATGGTTCTATAGATGAACTTCGTATTTGGAATAGGTCTTTCACTTCTAATGAAATTCAACAAATATATCTATCTAACTTAAATAAATTTGATACAGATGAATGGACATTTTATACTAATCAAACATTAGATTCTTATCAAGTTAATATTAGAGGAAATAATAAAATAGATTTTGATAAGATAAGTTCAAGTAATTATTTATTTTCAACTAATAAGACAGTAGTTGAAGGTAATTATACATTTCAAGGGTTTGCTCAAGATAATTTAAGTAATTGGTTTAATACAGAAGAACGAATATTAAGAGTATTAGATCCTGCACCACAGATTCAGTTTCAGTCTCCTACACCAACAAACGGTTCAACAGTTATAACTGATGAAGTTACAATAAATGTTTCTATAACAGAATCAACTTTACAACAGTTTGTTTATAATTGGAATGGAACAAACTATACTTCACCGATTTATAATTTATATGACAATGATATAGATAATTGTTCAGTTATGGATTATACAGATACTTCATTACACTTAGCATTGAACTTTGATAATATAAGTTCATTAGGTGAAACAACATCTCACCTTTTTGATTTAAGTCCAGCAGGTAATAATGGAACAATCTCAGGTGGGGTTGTTTATAATACGTCAGGTTATTATGGACTTGCAATGGAATTTGATGGTGTAGAAGATTGTATTAATGTTGGGGATGTTATTAATAATCTTTCATTCACAAAGACTGCATGGGTTAATAGACAAACAGGTGTGTTTGCTAATAACATTATTTCAGGTGGTGGAAACGGAGATATATTATGGGCTACATCATCTTATAGTTATAGATTAACAGCAGGACATGGTTCTTCTTTAAATATTGTTCAAGATCCTATTCCATTAGAAGTTGAAACATGGTATCATGTAGCAGTATCGTATGATGGTGATGGAATGTATTTATATAAAGATGGTAAGTTAGTTGATAGTGCAACAGGAGTAACACTTGATAGTGATCCAGGCGTTACATATGTTGGGTGTTTTGCAGGTAATAATAGTTGGAATGGGCGTATAGATGAACCAAGAATTTGGAATATATCTTTATCTGAGACAGAGATTAAACAAATATATTTATCAACTCTTAATATGTATGAATCTAATGAATGGGAATTTTCTACTACACAACACAATTTAATAGAAGGCAATTATACGTTTCAAGCATATGCAACTGATTCAAATGATAGATTAAATAGTACTGAAGAAAGGCAAGTAACTATACAAGCATTAGACCTTGTTATTGGTTATCCAACAGAATATACGCTTTATCAGAGACATAATGATACGCATGGTGAAATAAAGATTCAAGGAATATATGGGACAACAAACAACGCCACATCAATAGATGCAAGATTTAATGGTGGTGATTGGGTAACAATAGATGCATCACCTTCAGGTAATTCATTCATAGGATATTTAAATGCTACAATAGGAAACGGTACATTAGATATTGCTTATGGAAATAATTATTCAATTAATACATCAGTTTATAATATTTCTATTGGTGATTTATATGTTGTTGGCGGTCAATCTAATGCATATGGTACAGCATTACATTATCAGAATTTAAGTGATTCAAATAATTATTTATCAACAGTTTTTATTTATGATAATACTTGGAAAATAAATAATGATCCAACAACAGCACTTGGAGTTACAAATGGTTGGGGTTCAGCATGGCCTAATGTTGCAAACTATGTTATACAGAATCAAAGTGTTCCTGTATCGTTTATAGCAGCAGCAACTCCTGGAGCACAATTATTTGAATGGATTAAAGGTGGTGAAGATTATGATAATATGATTGAAATGACAGCAAAAGCAACTAATGGCACAATGAAAATTAAATCATATTTATTTTTTCAAGGTGAGAATGATATGTTGAATGGATGGAATGAAGGAACAGAATATCACGATAATTTAACACAGATGGCAGATGATTTTATTAATGATACTGATTGCATTGCTGATACAATTATAGTAGGTCAGACTAACAGATATTCTTATCAAGGAACAAGTGCAACAAGACCTCATCAAGACAACGTTAGACAAGCACAACAGGATGCTTGGGGAGAAACTAATAACATTTCTAAAGGGCCAGTCACATATGATATAAATTTAAGTATTGATGGATTACATTTCAGAACAAATTCAGAGATGCAGAATTTCAGTTTAAGATGGTATTATTCAATGTTAGATGTTTTATATAGTGATTCAAGTTTCGATAATCCAATACCTACAATTTTTAATTTGATTGATAATGGTTCGAATTCAATATTAAGAATTACATATGATCAAAATATAGTAAGTAGACATTGGAATGGAAGTACAAATACGTTAGCAAAAGGATGGTTAATATATAATTTAACAGGTAGCACAAATTATTCTGATTCTGATGTTTTAAAAACAAACATAACAGCGAATGTAATAGATGTTGTGTTTGATTATGATGCAGTTATTCCTTATGGTTCAAGATTGTATTATGGAAGTTTTAATGATGGATATAATAAATATGTTGTATCTGGATTAACAACAGAACTTCCTAGTAGATTAATATTTAATGAAACACTTAATGTTACTGTATCAGACACTTGCACATATTCAGGTTCAGGTGATTGGACTGTGTTATGTACCGATAACTGTACCATAACAACTAACACAGACACAACAACAAACGCATTAATTATTGATGGTGCTGTTGGTTACTTTGAACTGTTAGCTAATGTAACATGTGAGATGTTTGCAATAGAGGAAGGGTGTCAGTTCAGGAACAAGATGAACGATAATAAACGGTTAGCGGTGAAGGAAGATTAAAATAAATAAATTTATAAAGAAGTTCAGACATAAGTTATTGTGTAGATAATTAATTAATATAAAAATAAACGCCAGAGATTGTGTTTACTGGCGTTTATACTTTCTCTGGCATTATAATCAAGATGCCTAAAATGACTAAAGAAACAATTAGAAAGGAACAATTCTGTAAGGTTGGTGGATTTGAGTTTAAAGATTTAGATGATGATAAAATCATTGGTGGATTCATAGCTACCACACACCTTGATAGTGGGTTTGAACATCCAGAGTTAGGTTGGGTTTGTGATAAGATTGATAAAGAGTTACTCGGTGAATGGGCAACAGAACTTAACCAAGGTATACCAAGAGCAAACAAAGTTAGTATACATCATGATCGGAAAGATAAGATTGTGGCTGGTGTAGCACAAAAGAATACTGCATCAATCATAGAATTACCAGACGGTGAGTACGGATTATATGTTGATTCTTTAATAGATAGTACACATCCAGATTATAGTACAACAGACCATAGGCTAGGGAATGGAACCCTTGACAGTTTCAGTATTGAGTTTTGTAACTCAGAATTTACAACATACAGTAAAGATGGGTTTGTTGAACGACATTTACATCCTGGGACGGAGTTGTTAGGTTATACTTTAGCATCCAGGCCAATGAATGAATACGCTGTACGTATTAAAGAAGTTAACATGAATCAAAATAAAATAGGCATTAAGGAGGAAAATAAAATGACTGAAGATAAAATTAAAGAGTTAGAAGCAAAAGAGAAAGAATTAACAGAGAAGGCTGATGCTCTTGCAAAGAAGGAACAGGAACTTAAAGAAGAAGCAGAGAAACCTGCTGAAGAAGAACCTACAGAAGAAGAACCTAAAGAATCTACAATTTCAAAAGAAGATCTTGCATTACTTAAAGAGATTAAATCAATGAAAGCTTCCGAAGCTAAAGAGAAAGAAATGAAAGAGTTCGTTAAACAAGCTAAAGAAGAATTGAAAGAATCCCTTGACAAGGTTGATGTTAAGAGTAAGGTCCAAGTTAAAGATACTGAAGATTTATCTGTTGAAGTTAAAGAAATCAAAGAATACGCTGACACAGTTATTGTTGAAGCTAAAGAACACAAAGATGGTAGAGTAACTTTCGAGAAAGAAGGTAAAATAATCTCTGTTGACAAGATGTGGCATGAAGCTGGTCAGATGGCTGATAAGTTAGGATTAACTGTTGATGGTCTTAAGATGGATGCACAGAAATGTGAACATAGAAAGTTTGATAACTTTACTACAAACGGTAAGATGCTTGAAACTAAAGGATTAGGTATTGACACTAACCAAGGTTCAATCAATTATTTAAGTGCTGTTGAACTTGCTGATGTGTTTGATCCTGTTATTCATAACGCACTTAACCAGGAAACTGTCACATGGAACGTATTATCTAAAGAAGATAAAAGTATGAAAGGTAATAACCAAGTCCAGTTCAAAGTTAAGACTGCAGCTAACACAACTACTGGTGCATACTTAGGTAACGCTGTCACAACAGGTAACGTAACAAGAATCAACTGTCAAACCAAGTTTAAGAAGTATCAAGTTGGTGTTGAAGTTGACGGTGACATGATTGCTGCTGCACGTGGTGGTCCAATCGGTGACGTATTTTCTAACGAAGTACGAGATTCAACCATTGACTTAATGGCAGATATTAATGTAGATTTGTATGCTGAAGTTGGTGCTGAAACTGCTGCTGGTGTGATTGGGTTTGAATATATAACTGACAGTGCAGGTAACACTACATTATACAGTTATACAAGGTCAAGTACCACAGACAGTGCTAACGTGTTCCTTAACCCGTCCAGTGCTGGTGATACATACATTAACCAAGCTAGTGCAGACATTACGTTAAGTAACCTTAGAGCTGCTAAAAGGCAAGCTTTAAAGAACGGTGCACAGATTGGGAACTTAGTATACTTCACTGACCATATCCAAGGCGATAAGTTTAGAGGAATATATGACGCTGCTCAGAGAAACACACCTACATCTACACGATGGGGTTTCGAAGGAAGGCCAGAGTTTGACGGTATACCAATCTTTGAAGATAAAGATTGTAACGATGATGACTGGTTCCTTGTTGATCTTACCACACACAAGATTGCTATGTGGGTTCCACCTACATTAGAAATGTTAGGTAAAGATTCTGACAGTGAGAAAGGGTTCATCAAGACATACTTTGCAACATATAATACATTCATCAGACGTATGGTGCAGATTTATGGTTGTGCAACAACTTAAACCTTTTTTTTATTTTTTACTTTTTATATTAACTAAAACAAAAAAAATCATGGAGGAATGATATAAAATGACCGCAATTACGGTAACAGAATTTTCACTTGAAGAGTTACCAACAACAGTAATCTCTGGTACACCAGTACGAAGAGGAAGAGTTTATCTAAGGTTCACATCTGCAACAACAGGAGAAACATTAGACTTATCTTCAATCAATGCAGCAATAGCAGACATAGAAGGAATACCATACGAAACAGATGACGGTGTTTCTGTTAATACAGCAGGAACAGCATCAACATGGTCAACAGTAACTTTAACAAGTAACACTGCTGGTGTAGAAGAGATGTGTATAATGGTAACTTTAACATAGGAGGAATGATAATATGACAACTATAACTATAACTGAATTTTCAGTTGAGGAGTTTCCAACAGATCTACTATCAGGCACATCTAAACGTAGAGCAAGAGTTTATTTAACAGCAACCACATCTGGTGCTGATGAAACTTTAGACCTTGCTACGATATATGCACCTATAGCGGATATTGAAGGAGTAAATTATGAGACGGATGATGGTGCTGCTGTTAACACTAGCGGTACTGCTGCTACATGGTCAGGTACAACATTAACCAGTAAATCTACTGGAGTAGAAGAACTATGTATTACTGTTACATTAACATAGGAGGAATGATAAAGAATGACTGCTGCAACAATTACAACTAAACCTGATGGAGAATTAGCAAGTGAACATAGAGTTTTAACTGTATCGGACGGTGAAACCTTTGTATCTAACTTGTCTAATCCAATAATGGCTAAGTTAACACAAGCTGAAACAACCACAACATGGGCTGGATCTGCTGTTAATTTATCGTATGCACTTTCAAGTAAAACATTCACTATCACATATAAAATTGCAGGTAGTGCTGTTACTGATAAAAAAGTAGCAATATCTGTATATGGTAGGAAGTGATAAAGGATGACTGCTGCGACAATTACAACTAAACCTGAAGGTTATGTAAATTCAGACCGTAAAGTATTAACCGTATCAGATGGTGAAACTTACATCTCTGGATTCTCTAAACCATTAATGGCTCAACTTAGTTTAGCTGAGGCACATGGTGGTGGGGCTGGATCTGCTGTAAACTTATCATACGCATTATCAGGCAACACATTTACTATCACATATCAGTTAGATGGTACTGGTGTTACTGATAAGAAAGTTGAGATAGAAGTTTATGGCAAGAAATAAATTTTTTTTATTTTAATTTAGTAAAGAACAAGATAGGTGAACCAATATGAAAAAATGTATTAATTGTGTTTGGGTTGGTGAAAAAACTATTGGCCCTTTAGAACATTGCCCAGTATGCGGCGATAACACTAAAGGCGAAGTTAAACCTGAACCTAAATCAAAGAAAGAAAAGAAAGATGCTGGTGTTCTTGATATCAATAAAGATGGTAAAGTAGACAGTAAAGATGTATCATCATTGATTGCTAAGATCACAGGTAGAGGAAGAAAGAAATCAAAGAAAGGTGCTAAGAAATGACTGCAACAGTAACAGGTGCTTTTGTTGACGCTAGTGATGAACCAGCCATTGAAGCACAATTATTAAGTTTAGCTGTAACAAGTAGTGAAGTAATAGTTATCCCTGTTAGCACAGGCGGTAAAGTATACCTCGGTAAAGTAGTAATAACTTAATTGGTGATACATTTATGACTGCAACATATGCCACACAAGCAGAACTGTTAAGTTTTTTAGGGTTTAGTGATTCAGATAAACCAGACTATTTAACTGATACAGTATTACAAGATGCTCTTAATAGATCACAGAATGAGATAGATGAAGAGACTAATACACATTTTTCTGATGGAACAGAAGCTACTCCAGATTATACTCAAGTAACCAACGAGAAACATAAGGGTAAAGGACAATATAATAGAGACTACTTTTTAGAGCAACTTCCTTTACCTAACGTTTCTTCGGAAGTATCAGGCACAGCGATAACTGCTGATGATACAACCATCTGGGTTACGAGCACTAACGGGTTTCCTACTATAGGAACCATAGGTATTGAAAGTGATAAGATTGCGTATACAGGTAAAACTACTACGGCGTTCACAGGTTGTACAGGTGTTGACAGTGCCCATGGTACAGCTCAACCAGTTAAACCTTATGTGGTAGAGATAAGTTCAACCATCTCAGGTAATGTACCAGTATGGACTGTATTAGATGAAGATAGAGAATTTGATATGGATATTGATTCAGCTAGAGTATTTGTATACAGAGACGATTTCATCCTTGACACATATTCAGGATATAATGTAAGAAAAATCCCTAACAGGTTCAGAGCAACATATTTAACAGGCCACAGTAATATACCACTTGACATTAAAAGGTTATGCTTAATGATAGCTGCCAAAGAATTAATGCATACTGCAGTACGTAAAGCTACCATGTTAGGTCAGAACGAGTTCAACCCAAGCATGATTAATGTTGATGATGACTGGATCCTGGACACTATTAAAGATTATAAATCATATCAAGTTAGTAATAATATTTAAGTATCATAGACGTTTAATGTACTGCGGTACATTAGATGCATAAACTCTGCGGAGGAAAAGAAAGATAATGACAGCAGTTAACTATTCAAATATAACTTCTTTACCCAATGATACAGTTTATACTATTGTTAATACCAGAGCTAACATAGTTGATCCCAGGGATGCAACAGGTGCCAGAAAGTTTGTCTACGATTCTGATCCATTCGGTAAAGCTATTGACTTCTCATCATTTCCTTATATCATTGTAGATTTACCTATAATTGAACCTGTTCAATCATCCAGTAACAATGAACATAAGATGATGGAATACACACAAGTTATAACTGTCCGTACAGCGAAAGATGGTAGTGCAGGTACAAGGACAGATGCAGGCCATAGTGATATGCAACAGATTAATGATGACATGTTCCAGACATTTAATGCTACAACTACTAAGGCCACATTAAGAGCTGCATGGTTATTCAATAGCGAACTAAGAATCATTGCTTCAAATAATACACAAACCATTAACCAGAAAAACATATTCGAGACAGTGTTTGAGTTCAGTGCTAATTGGCGTATGAAGGTGATAGCATGAGCATGGTCCAGATTACTTTAGTTAAGGATGACTTAACCCCGTTCATGGCAAACATGCGTAAGAAGTCACCCAGAGCATTCAGTGACTTTGTATTTAACGTGGCAAAGATGGCTGAGATGAACTTGAAAGAATCTGTTGTAAAAAATAATATCATAGATCAAGGTGACTTATATAGAAAGATTCAAGCCCGTAGGAAGAGTAAATTTGTTGGTGAAGTGTTCGTTCCTAAGACTGGTGTATACTTAGATAGTATGCGTACACATTGGGTTAGCCTTAAACCAGGTAGAAGTATAACGGAATGGGCCAAACGTAACCTCAGAACAAGGAACTTACCCAGTGCAATCCAAGTCCATAAACATCCATGGATAGAAGAACCGTTAATGAAAACCAGAGTACAAACTCCCAGATTAATGCGTGATGCAATGCGTATGATGATTAAAAGATGATACAGGTGAATTAATATGAAAGAATACAAATATAAAAATCACAGTGGTGGCACAACCACCATGTTTGATAAGAAAGGTAAAGGATACGTCTTACTAAAAGGTGCAACAGTCACTATCAGTGAGAAGATAACTAATCTTGAAATGTATAATATATCCTGCGAACAGATACAAACCATAGAACAGAAACCACAACTAAAGAAAGATAAAAAAATAAAAGGAGATGATATAAAATGACAACAGCAGTAGCACCTGATGCATGGACAGAAATATTTTTAGTCAGTGTACAGATTCAAGATGGTAGCCAAGTTGAGTTCGCTGGAATAACTGAAGAAATTAGTAGCTTTGATTTTGGTGATAAAGATGTAGAATCAGTGGCAACAGCTAACGGTGGTAGACTTATTAAACGTATACCACAAGCTGATGAAAGTATTACGCTTAAGATGTATCCAGTTGATGCACTTGTTGCTGGTGGTAATGGTATAGTACAATATTACCATCCACAAGATACACCAGACGCAACTGCACCTATCGAGGTACAGAATACACGGAACAGGAATAAACATCAAGTAGTAATAAGTTGGGCAGAAGATTTAGAAGATTACACTACAGCAGGTCAAGCTAGTACAGCAGATCAAGCAGCATATAGAATGACTGCTAAGAATGCTTACATGACCAGTTACAAACCAGGGTTTGATGATAAGACTTTGTTCGTTGAAGCAACCTTTAAATGGGCACCGTTCGCTAAAGATGGTTCCAGTAATAAGAAGGAAGAATCAACATCAACCACAGCTATCCCTGCCGCAACAGCGTTTACAAGTTAATTTTTATTTTTTTTAGTACAAGGAGTTGAAGAGAATGTTAGAACATGAACAGAAGATAAAGGAATTGATACGGAAAGACACATCAGATTTAGTCATAAGACGTGTCCCTAAGAACCATTTAACATGGTTTAAAGAGTATGCCAAGGAAGAGTATGCTGGAGATTATGGGATGTTACTCAGGGAATTGATAGTGTTCTATAGAGGGATGCTTTCTGAGTGTATCCTTAGCGATTTAACAGACATTAAACAGATGTTAGTGTCTATGACTACACCTGAAGAAAAGCCTAAGGAACAGCCTGCTGAAGTGCGTAGGATGGCAAGTGGTAGAACCTTTAAGAAATGAATAGAACTAAAACAAGGAGATGAATAGAATGAGCAGATATGATAAACACATAAACAAAGGAGAATCAATCACCATAGATAATGAAGAATGGATTTTGAAAGCAGCAGGCACAGATAAAGTTGCAAAACATTATTTCAATTTAATGAAAGCCTTTAAAGATATGAAAACTGGTGATGATAATGCTATGAAAATGTTTGATAACTTTGACGATACAACTTCAGACAGTGTACGGTTACTCATTGAAGAAACATTAACAGTATCATACCCTAATGAAGATGAAGCAAAGATGAAAGTGTTTGCTATGCAACATCTTATGGAACTGTTACCTGTTGTGATTAATCTATATTCACCACCAGTTACAAATGTTGAATCAAAGAAGAAACAGATGTTAATGGATAAGATTAAAGGTCAACAAGATGAACTTCATCAACAAGATCCAAAGTAAGATTCATAAGGATGATGGTGGATTAAAGATTGACAACCCTGACGCATTGGTTGATGTTCATCATATATTTATGAAAGAGTATGGTTGGATACCGATTAAAGAGTTTGAGGAACTAACCTTACCTCAAATATGGAACTTGTTAAATTGTATCAAGAAAGAGAAAGAACGTGAGAAGAAAGAAATGGATAAAGCTAAGAGGAAACGATAATGGTTATTAATAAATCTGCTGAAGAAATAGTGTTTAGAATAGCTTTAACAGGTGCAGCCACGGTTGGTAAACAGTTTAAAAAACTTACAGAACAAGTGAGAAATAATAGAGTAAGCTTTGAACAATCTATGGATGGATATTCTAAAAGATATGAAAAATTTCAATCAGATTTAAAACCTATCGGTAAAAAGATTCAAAACCAGTTAGCTAATAGTGTAGTGCAACCATCGTTAACAGCAGAACAAGCAGCAGAAGGGTTCATAGATAAACAAAGACAAATGGCACAGTTTTCTGCAAACTTTAAAAAAAGATTAGATGATGGTTCAAGTTCATTACATACATTCAGAAGTAGGTTACATCAAGGAACAGTGGCAATGAAAAATATGACGATGAGTTTCTTAGGTGTAATGTTCTTCGGTATGATGTTAACTAGAGTATTCGGTGGTCTATTTAAACCAGCAGCTAAAGTGTTTGGTATGATGGAGTTATGGTCAACAATGTTATTAGTTTTATTCTTACCTATCATGGAAAAACTTATGCCATTATTTATAGACTTTGTAAATTTTTTCATGAACTTATCTGATAATACTAAACTTGCTATTGGTGCATTAGCTTTAGTAGGACTTGTATTGGGTATAATACTTATGGTGGTTGGTCAGTTAGCTTTAGGTATAGTGGGATTAATTATTGGTTTTGAAGCTATGATGTTGGTTGGTGGATTAATTGGTGGAATATTAACTGCGAGTTTTTTTGCAATATTAGCTGTAGTATTACTTGTGGCAGCAGGAATATGGTTCGCATGGCAAGAGAATTTCCTTAATATAAAAGACTGGATGAAGGTTTGGTTCAGTGGTCTTGAAGATATGTTTAATGGAATAAAGAAAGTTGTTAAAGGTGTATTGAAAGTTATTACATCGTTGTTCACTGGAGATTTTGAAACTTTAATTGAAGGATTAGAACTTATCTGGGATGGGTTTGTACAATATTGGGCAGGGTTCGGTAAAGTGTTACTTAGTTCAATAAGTATTGTAACTATAGGTATATTAAGAGTATTTAAAGGAGTATTTAATTTAATATTTAGTGCAGGTGAATGGTTATTTCAAAAGTTAGATGAAATGACTAGCGGATGGTTAATGAAAACAAAAAATCAAGTTGCAAATTTATTATATTTAATTGGTACATCATTACTTGGTACACCTGGCCAAGGTGGAGTTGGAAGAGCAGTATTAGGATATGCTAATACTGTTAGAAATTTTGCTGTTGATACACCAAACTTTGAAGGTCCTGGGTTTGGAGATTTACCTGAAGATCAAAGACAATCTTCAGCAGAAATAACTATTGCACCAACGTATAACATTAATGCAATAGATGAAGGTGGAATAAAAAAAATAGTTGATGATTCATTGAATGAATTAACAAATGAAATAAATAAATATGCACCAACAAATGTAACTAATTAATGAGGATGATTAAAGATGACTGCAGGATACCCTGATAATATAACATTAACCAAAGAAAGTATACAGGTTACAATAGGTACGTTTGGTGTGAAAGAGAATTGGACTAAACTTCTTACACTTATAACATACCCTGTTGCTACATCTAAACAAGACATTAACACAGGATCTAACGCGTCAAAGATAGTTGACCTCTTAATGAAAGCTGAGAAACGGTTAACCGTAAGAGGGAAGGTGTCAACAGCTAACGGTTCAGGAGATACTAACTCTGCAGCATATGATAAGAAGGAAGACCTTAAAAAAATATTCTTTGCTGGTGGTGTTGTTACTATGGTGTGGGCTGGTGTAACATATACAGTTAATATTGAAAAATGTGAAGCTGATTGGAACTCAAACGATAATTCACCAATATCATCATATAATGTGATGTTTACTGCAGTGGAAGGAGTGGATTTATAATGGTAGAGAAAAAGTATTATGGTGTATTCTTAATGCTTGTAATACTTAGCACATCATTATATTTTGTGTTTGATGATAAAGCTAAGATCCTGATTGAGAATACCAGAACACAGTATTTTGTTGATAACAGAGGTAGTTGGGACTTGGCTGCGACTGAATACGTTAACTTGTATGATGGTACTAAGAAGATGCGAGCTAAGTCACGTGACGTCATATACTGGAACACTGCTAAGTATGTATATGCTCAACGTACTTCAACATGGAAAGATAATATAACCACCATTCAAACATACACATTCAGTATAGATTCTAAAGATATAACACAGTTCCCAATAGATAATGAGTTTAATTGTATTAACTGTGAAGGGAAGATTGTACATTACGAGATACGTGACATATTATATATGGGTGTAACTAAAACCATTACAAGTTTATTCAAGTTTGGGAATCATATGAGTATTGAATGGAGGCCTGGATATTATTATGCTAAAGTGTTCCAACAGAAGGTTGCCTCGGATAAAATCATTATTAAGTATAGACCAACAACATCCAACGAAACATATTATGTTAGACTGTTCGATCCACCAGGTGAAGGTACAACTAACTTAGTATCATATAATTCGTTCGAGACTGGTACAAGAGATGATTGGGGCAGTTATCCTATTGATGTACAGTTCGGTGCTAAAGGTGCTAATGGATACATCGGTGACAGTTTTTACTTGGATGGGAATAATGATGCGTTCAATTATACCACACTAAGCCTGGCAAACTTTAACCATTTCACTGTTAATGCTTGGGTTGACCCTGATAATAATAATTTTAAGAATATCATGGAAGAAGCTAGTATGTTTAGAATGAGAATAGATAGTGGTGACACTTTTATATGTAGAGTATATAATGCATCAGCTACAGCGTTCAGTACCTCAGCCATAGCTATCAGTGGTGACTATGAAATGTATAGTTGTGTATATAACGTGACACATATATGTGCTTATATCAACGGTACAGGTGAACAGTGTACAGCAGTGAGTGGTGCCTTAGCTACACCTACCACAGAGTTAACAGTGGGTAGACAACCACCATCATCTAACTACCTTGAAGGTGACATTGACGAGATAAGTTTCTGGAACAGTTCAGCAGTTGACTTAGCTGCAATGTATACAGATTATGAGAATACTATCAGACCGCAAGACACAGGGAACTTCTATTTCAGTAACACAGGTAGTGACCTGGAACTGTGTAACATACTAACTAAACCATGTGATACACCAGCACGGTTCGATAACTTAACAACCTGGACATCAGGTGATACTGCATACTGGGCCAGAGGTAGTAGCTGGGTCATGGGTTCTAATCAAGCATTCAGTTTATCAGATGCTACAGCAGGGAACAGGAAAACGTTTGCTGCATACGGGTCAGGAGATAAACCGTTATTCATTGGTGGACCTACTACAAACTTTACTGCGACAAGTGTAGCGGATGAATATCTTACAACAGTTACATCTTCTCTTGACGTTGGTCATATATATTGTACGGATGCTTTAGTCATAGGTAATAAAGAATCAACAGCAGGTGCAGTAACTATTAATGGTGAGTTTTTTTATAATGGTACAGGGGATGATAAAACTTTAACACATAGTTCAACAGACCTTACTACAGTATATAATTGTAGGATTGCCCAGGAAGATAATTTCATAGAGATATCTAACCTTAACCATTGGAACTTTTATAATTTAAGTTTTAAATATGGTGGACAACATGGGTTCGGTGACTCAGGATCAACTGATATTACTCTCGATGGGATAGATATGGCTTTCATTGGTGGTGCATACCAAGCAACAACGGTAAGGTATGGTAACGGAGTACAGTTTGGGTTGGAACAGAACGATATCTTAGTCCAGAACTGTAACATAACGCAAGTATATGATGCTGCGTATACCAGTCAATTATGGAACACTGGAGGACAGCATACATTAAGGAATGTAACATATCGTAATAACATCGGTGCATTATCAGCATACCCTTTCGAATACTTTAACTCGTTCAGTACATCCACCACTGCAGACCTTACCATTGACCATAACACGTTCGTTGATGCAGGCCTTGGATGGGCAGACACATTCGGTAACGATGGAAGAGGTATACGTGCATCAGGCACACCATCAGCCACCACAGGGTTTAACATGACTAATAATATATTTGATAATACTACGTTATATTTGATAGATTTCAGTAGTGATGCTGACTGGCATACAGATGAAATGAATATAGATAATAACCTTTACTGGGCTAAGGCTACTAACTTCGGTCGATGGAACGGATCAACGAAAGTAGCATTCAGTAACTATCAAAGTGATTCAGGGAAAGATGGTAACGGAGATTATGCAGATCCAGAGTTCACTGATAAAGCTATAGCTAACTATCAACCGAAAGCAGGTAGTACAGCATGTTTAATGTCATCAACAGGTAGTTATGTCGGTGCGTTACCTTGTGCAGTTACACCTTCTGGTGGTGCTATTAACCTTACAGTGAACGGTAGTTTAACTGATTTGGATATAGAACTGGCAACACCTGTCACAGTTAATACATCTATTAACGGTGGTGCCACTGTATGTATTGACGTTAACCATTCAAGTTACGGTGTAAACTATTCGTGTGGTACAACATCAACATCGTTTAGTTTAGAGATTGATTCGTTCCGTAGAACAACGTTCAATGATTCAACCACCGCTAAGAATGTTACATATACGACTGGTGCTCTAGCTAACCAGACAGTCTATATTAATGTTCATCAGTATGATGAAATAGATTTTTTGTTGTTTGATATAACTGGTTTTATTAGTGGTGGTTCATATACTTCAGATGTTAAAATATATATCAATGATACTTTAAGTAATAATCTTGGTGATATATTTGCTGCATCCTTATCGAAATTTAATAATGAAGATACCAGTGATAATACCACGTTCACATCATCAAGCACAACTGAAGCAACCAACATTAAAGTGTTAGATGGGACAACGGTAACATCAGCATTACTTAATGTGTCAGGGTATAATTATACAACAGCTAAAGAATATAATCTTGTTAGTACAAGTGGTACATTTGATAGTGCGGCAATTAATGCTTACGATGGTAGTTGGACTACATATACTACAACTGAGAGTGGTGGAACAGCAAACATATATTTTAATTATACTAAACCAACAGGATATTTAAATCAATCAACATGGGAAGTAAAAGATTTTGATGATAGAGTTAATCTTACAATACCTGGAACATGTTTAGCACAAACAGATTTACAAGTTAAAGTTAACATGGAATCATTCAGTTCTGAGATTTATACAGATTTAAATAGTGCTGAAAGTCATGAAAATAATTGGACTTTACGTGGAAGGGCTTATTGGGCAACAAATCAGATTCGTGCAGAAAACCTTCAGTATGTTGGTGACGAATATTATTCGTACATAACAAAATCAATAAATTTAACATCATATGATGATGTAAGTGTATCTATTCAAATGAGATATCCACCAGGCACAGTTAAGGGTTCTTTTATGTGTTTTGCATGGTCATGTTTAAGTACAGGGACAGGTTTTACTGCACCATATAGATGGGCTACAAATAGTGTTACTGCACAATCTAGATGTATAGAATATGATATACAAGAAAGAGATACATGGTATACAAGAAATCAAGATATATTCGATGCAACAATATCTGGAGAGTCTTGTGAAACTCCACCTGAGAATTTTTCAATAGCAGTCTATGGTGATGTACCATTTTCTTATATAATACAATGGAGAAATTTATATATTACAGGTAATGAATTTACTAATGTAACATGGTCATGTAACAATGGTAGTGATTGGATTAATATCAGAGAGAATAGATATAATGGTTCAACATCAAGTGCGAAAGTGTATGAAGAAACTGTTAACTGGATAAGTTATCCACAAAGTCCGTGGATGGAAGTGGGTACAATAAACGGTACAAGAGATTGGAACTTTACTGGTGAGTTCAGTGAATCAGATAACCAGTCAAACGATTTCACTGGTAAAATGAATAACTATATCAGTGGTTGTACGTTTGATGATGATGGATTCTGTAGTATACCAATAACATTATTCAGTGATGGGATAGGAATACTGGAACTGAAAGATTTACATGTTACATATGATTATGACGTTAATCCAATAACAATAGATAACACAGTATTATCAACATATATTACAACATTAAACGGTTTTGGTACTATACCTATTAAGTTTGAAAGTAGTAGCAACGGTACAATACAGATTGATGATTTAAACTTTGAATATAAAGGTGGGAATAAGACGTATCAAGTGAAAGCACATAACACTGCATACACCACTAACAAAACATTGAACCTTACATATTATCATAGTAGATGGAACTATACTTTACCACCATATATAGATTATCTTGAAGTTATCCCTGATACACCAACAACAGCTAACGTTCAACCGTATGGTCAGAACACAAATTATCCAATACTAAATTTCACTTCTTTGGCATACGGTGGGAAGACGTTTAACTTTACCATGTTATCTAATGAAACATACAGTTGCGTTAACACGTCATACTCTAACACTACAACTAACCCAAGTAACTTGTTAGGTTCAAGTATATGGCAAGACCTGAAGCTTGATGTGGATTACCTGGAGACAGTCGGTCTTTGGATGTGGTTCGATTACGGTTGTAACTTTACATCATGGAACCTCTGGCAACCTGACTGGTACTTTAGAGCTTGTTGTGATGGTTGTGTATGTAGTGAGAGTACGAGTTAAAATGACTTATAACAGATTTAAAAAAGAGGTTTGGTTAAAATTGCTGTAGCAAACATAGGACGAATAAGGCCCAGAGTATGGGTGCCACCAATCTACACTTCTAATTATAAGATTACTGTAACACGTAGCAACGGAACCATTGACGATATAACTGAAATCTGTCACTTGTTTGAGTATGAAGATGGTGTGACGGATACCATAGGACAGTTTAAGTTTGAGATTTGGAACCCGAACGAGACATATACTAAAGCATGGACAGGGTTTGAAGTGGTAAAGTTTTATAATGATTATGCTGCAACATCTACCACGTTACGATTCAGAGGTAGAATAGAAAAACCACTTTATCGTGATAATAAAATTATATGTTCAGGAAGAAGTGAATCCCTTAGACTGATGGAAATAACTGTTACCCAAGATTATGATAACATTGAATGTAGTGTGATATTGAAAGATATCCTTGACACATACGGGACAGGGTTTACTTATACTAATGTGGCAGCTAGCACAGTATCCATTACAACGAAATGGAACCAGAAACCGTTCTGGGAATGTGTGAAAGAGTTAACAACGTCAGCAGGGTTTGATATATATGTTGACTCTGCATTAGATTTTCATTTCTTTAAAAGTGGTAGTGTGTCTAACACAGGTGAAGCTATAGTGCATGATTATAATTTGATGGAAGTGGGTGAGTTTGCTAATGACCTTACCTTTGTAAAGAATCGGATAATAGTGTATGGTGCTGAACAAGACGGTACACAAGTGTTAGCTACAGCAGAAGATGCCACGTCACAAGATGATAATGGATTAAGGGAAGAAGTAATACGTGATGATAGTGTAGTATCAGAGACACAGGCTCAGGAACGTGCTGACTATGAATTATCTAACAAGAAAGATCCACCACAAGTAGGTGACGTGAAAGGTGTAATGTTAGCCACCATTCAACCAGGAGAAAAGATTAGACTTAGTTCACCTGAGAATAACTTACCACCTGCTTTGTATCAGATCTTAAGCTTCAAACAATCTGTCAACTTTAATCGTGGGTTCTATACCACAGTTAAAGTTAATAAAGAACCGAGAAAGTTCAGTCATATCATAGCCCAGAATATTAATATCCAGAACCAACAAAAGACTGTAAGTTTTAACCCTGAAGAGATGAGGTACAGTTATAACTTTCCGTTTGACACTGACTCAGGCACACATACTAACACTGAGATAACTGGTGGAGTACTGAAACCTACTGGGGCCAGTGGTACATGGATAAGTGATACACGTGACCTTACCAGTGACCTTACTGATGCATACTTGAAAGTGAACGGTGAAGTGTTAGACGGTGCAGTAGTATCTGTAAGTGGTAACGCTGGCACAGATTATCAAGAGTTAACTAACAAAGGTAAGATCAGTGTAACGACAGCCACAGGCACTAAACTTAAAGTTAAAGTTGTGTTTGATAATGCTGACACACGTATACAAAGTTTGTCACTATTATACAAAATCTCTTGATGGTTTATCCCAAAAAACAAATAACTTTATAAAATAGTTAACACATAATAAATGTAGGTACAAAGAAAATGGGAATGAATAAACTTGTTCAATGGTTCAAGAATTTTTTTACTAATTTTGAGAATGTTTATTCTATGCGTGACGATTGTCACATGAATCTTGTTGATATTCGTAGTAACCTTTGTAAACAGTTCCCTGATGCAATGATCTATGTAACAGATGATACACCATACCTTATCTATAAAGATGACATGATTAAAGTTGCAAACATTCTAAACTTACACAGAGTTAAGAAGTTTATAGCAGAGAAACGTGACTGTGATGATTATGCCTTCGTATTGAAAGGTAGAATGAGTAGGTTCTATGGTAACTATGCTTTCGGGATAGTGTTCACACATACAGAGAAAGGGAACCATGCCTTGAACTGTTTCTTAGATCATACAGGTAGATTCAATTACTTGGAACCACAAACTAATCAGATATTTCGTACTAAGAAAGGATATAAACCTTATTTAATAGTGATATAAAATGGAACATAAATGTAATAAAGAGACAGAGATTGCAGAGATGCATACGATACTGAAACGACTTGATAAATCATTGAACGGTAACGGTAAAGAAGGTTTAATTAATGAATGGCAACAACATAAAGGTGGAGTTAAAGCTTTAAAATGGGTTTGGACTTCAGTCAGTGCATTAGTTGCAATTATTATTTCGTTAGCTTTCAAGATATTTAGTGATTAAACACTTTATGTGGTGGTGTATGATGAACCTGAAAGAACGTGTACATGATAAAAGGGTATTAAAGATAATCCGTAATCCGAAAGCTATCGGAATAAATTCTAAAGATTTAGTCATGGTAATAAAAGAAGCTACTCTTCTTTATAAGAATAATATCGTAGCATGTCCTGATATAATAATGATTGATAAATATAATAATATTAATGTTATTGAATATAAATCAACATACAGAGCTAAAGGGTATGAACAACTTGACCGTGATGTGTCTGCGTTAAGAGCTATCCCATTAAAAGGTCGTTATCATAAGATTCTTGTCTGGGGTAATGATCTTCGACATGCTTACACTTATTAGTTATATATTAACTAAATGATGTTAAAATGAACCAGAACGATAAAGAATACTGGAGAAAGTATTTATGGTATTGGAACCATGATGACATATTAGACTTAGAAGTGATATGTAAGAAACTTAGAAATAGTAAGAAATGTAAACTACACAAGGCTTGAATATGGCACACATAAGAACACATAGATATAACTTAGAGTTGATGAGATTGATATATAAAACGATTGAATACGGTCAGAATAAATGTCATACGGAACTTATCTGTGAATATGTTCATCCATTGGACTTGATAGCTGACATAGTTGAAAAGTCTGAAGTTCATTATCATAGACTGAATAAAGTAATGCATAACAAGAACTTAGGTGACGTTGTTAAACGTATTAAAACAATGGACCTGGAACATCATCTACAATTTCATGTGAATCATTACATTAGAAAGATTTTAAACAAGTATCAACAACAAGAGGCTGATAAATATGCAAGAAAAAGAAACCATTGACCACGTTATCCGTCAAAATATGGGTTTAGTATTTAACGCGTTTAAAGATATGTTCCCAAACATCGGTCAGACTATTATAGAATCTAAAGCTTTAGTATACACTGTCCAAG